CAAAAAGTCACATTAAGCCTTGAATGGTTGGGTGTATCGGATGAAGATGCGGCAACTATCTTACAAGCGTTTGATCCTGAATACATTAATATCACTTATCGTGATGCAAAGCAAAACTCGATCATCACAAAGAACTTCTACACGGGCGATAGGAAGTGTTCAACGTATTGGTGGAGTGATGATGACGATATGACGTTTGCAAACATAGTATTCAACGTGATTGAAAGGTAAAAATGAGAGCGACTTCACAAAAGTTCAAACAAATAATGGCAAGCGGTAATGCAAGGGATTATGTAGTCAAAGTTGACTTAACCCTTGCAGATAATACCGTTCTTCACTTGACCGAAGCCGATATATGGGAAGACTCTTTTTCTATTGAAACAGCTTCAAGCGGTACGTCTTCATTTGATATAGGTTGCGCGGTAATAGGTCAATGCAAATTTGCCCTGAATAATTTTAACGAGAGTTTTAATCAGTATGACTTCTTCAATGCGAGTGCGGTTGTATGGGTTGGACTTGTCGGAGATATTGATAACAATAATCATCAGGTATATTATCGCATGGGATTTTTCACGGTTGATGAGCCGACATTTGCCGGAGCGTTAATTCAGTTAGTCCTTTTAGATAATATGTGGAAGTTTGATGTTCCATTGTCGAGCGTCAACTTAACTTATCCCATAACCGCGTTAAATGCGATTTTGGCTATATGTACCTATTGTGGCGTACAGTTAGATCAGACAACACAATTTCACGGGGCAAGTTTCTCTATTGCGGAAGCACCGAAAGATGAGATGAATTGCCGTGATTTCATTCAGTACGTTGCAATGATAGGTTGTAACTTCTGCTATATCACGCCAGAAGGAAAACTGAAATTGCGTTGGTATGACACGTCTTCAATCCCTAGTGAGTCGGATTTAGATGGTGGCACGTTCGATACAAACACAACACCTTATTCAGATGGTGATAATGCGGATGGCGGTACATTTGATACCACTTCAACACCCTATTCGGATGGTGATAACTTTGACGGTGGCACGTTCACAGATAATCAGAGCGTAGCATACTTCACACGCTTGTTCAATTCAACCTTCGGAACGGATGTTATCACGATTACCGGGGTGAAGTTCGTTATAGAGGAAACCTCATACTCGATAGGATCAGCAGGATATGTTCTTGAACTTGATAATCCGCTTGTCAATGCGGATAACGTCAATTCCGTGCTTAACCTCATATGGGATGTATTAGAGGATTTTTCACTTCGAACATTCAATATCACTTCGGTATCGGATTTAGCGGTGGAAATAGGCGATTGTTGCGCAATAAAGGACTATAAGGGAAATTACATTTATTCATGGATAACCCTTAACACGTTCAAATTCTCGTCACATATCGTACAATGCAATGCTATTAACCCTACAAGGACTTTAACAAAACAGTATTCAAAAACGGTTCAGGCAGCGGTAGAGGTAGCCAGACAGCAGACAGACGAGATTATTTCAAACTATGATTTAGCCGTACAGATGATGAATAATCTTGCGGTTAATGCTATGGGTGGTTATGAAGACTTTGAAGACTTGTCAACGGGTGGCAGGGTTTGGTATCTGTCAAATATGCCCATTACAAAGATTGCGGGGGTATGTTCGTTTGAAGCAGGATCGACAGTTTACAAGAAGTCTGGAAGTGGTTTCTTTATATCGCGTGACGGTGGGCAGACATGGGTAAACGGTTATGATATTTCAACGGGTGAGTTGGTAGTCAATGTCCTTGACGCGATAGGCATTAACTTCGATTGGGCGCGTGGCGGTACTTTAACGCTTGGCGGTTATGGAAATGGCAACGGCGAACTTTCGATACAAGACGCAAATAACGTTGAAAAAGTACACGGAGATAATACGGGTGTCAAGATAGGCGCTAATACGGGTAGTAAGATGCACCTTACGACAGACGGTGAACTTGCCTACTATTACGATAACGTCTACAACGGCAAGTTGAAAATGGAATCCGTGAACTACGGAACGCCAGAAAACCCCGATTATGAAGATACTTTGTCCGTTGAAGATTTTAAGAACGTAGAAATCAGCTCGGAAGATGATAACGCAAAAATAGTTGTTCGTACAACGGGGGATCAAGACGAGAACGGTTACGTTTCGATATACGCCGACATTTCCGATGATGCCGATAGCGAACCAAAAGGCATAAAGATAGACAGCAAAGAGGTTTCTATTGGCGGCGGTAGTCTTAATAATGCCGTAGTCGATATAGATGCAACCTTGCATTTAAGCGGCGATATAAACCCTTATGGCAATTACATAGGGCAAGATAACATTGTTAATCGAATAGACAATAACGGTTATATTGTTGCAGACCGATACGCAAAAGGTATTTTGGTTGAAACGATATATACGCAAACGCTTTACCAAGGTTGGCATACTTGGGAAACGGGCGGTCAAACGTATGACGGAGTAACACTTTCAGTAGGCAATACAACCGCAACATTCCCAAGCGTTAGTGATGACTACGCCTATGAACCGTTTATTAAATGTGCAAAGGGAGTTTCGCCCCCGCAGATAACGGATATGAAGATTACTTCAAATAATGAGTGCGTAGTTACCTTTACGGCGGTTACTTCGGCACAGACGGGTAGCGGTCAAACAAGTGAGTGCGTAATAATGCTTTGGGCAAATAAGGTGTAATATGGCTTTTACAAAAATGTTGTGGAAAATCGGATATACCGCCCCTGCTTCGTGGGATTTGTGGAAATCCGTTAGATCGCAAATATTTAAACTATGGAATTTCACTTATACAAAGAGCAACGATAAAATAGCCTATTATGCCTTAATTCACGTTGACGGAATATATGTTGAAATGGAAGGTACGGGCAAAGGTAAAATGCCTATCCTCATTTCACCCGATCCCGATGCGGTTGCCTTTTATAGAACGTATGGTGCTTCGACACAATCGTACACAAGTCAAGGCTCTTTTACCGATGCAAACGGCATTACTTGGTATTATTGTTATGCAACGGCAGGATTGCCCGAAAGCCTAAACATAGATATACCTAGTGAACCTTGCGAACTTAATTCAAAGGACAACCCTTATACATACAATGCCGCAGGTATGGAACAAGCCGCACAGGATTTACTTGATAAAGTATATGAAATGCCATTTACAAGCGCATACACCGTTAATACTGTCTACAATTTGTCGAGGGCAGATTTAAGAAAAACAATACGAAAACTTATCGGGGTGCATTTATATCAAGACGTTTCGTACTATTCATCAAATCCGAGATTGGCATACTTATCGGATAATGCCGATTCCATTATAACGTTAGCCTTAAATTGTATCGGAAATGATGATATTGCACAAATGAGGTTAGAAAACCTTTCGTCTATGATTAAGTTTGAAATAGATCATCTTTCAAGCCCTTTTCAAACAGAGTGCAGATATGCACCTGCCGTTAGAGCAGGATATAAGTATCAAATGTTCTTTGCTTATCCTAATTGGGAAGTATCGCATACAAGAGATACTATTCAGATTACGGCAAGTTCGGCTAGTGTTAATACGCCGCAGACAGTTACAGATTTTGTCAGCGATTCATCTACGCAATACGGACGTTATATTTTTGCGGGTTTAAGAACGAATTATGTTGATAGTTTTGGCTACTCAACACTTAATTTAATTTCTAATCTCGGCATAGACTTATAAAACTTGGTTTGTAAGAAAGGAGCATAAACATGGCAATTAAGCAAAGAAAAGGTGCTTTTGATGACCTTGATACAACAAAGCTTGTTCCGGGTGAGTTAGTTATTACAAGCGACCCCGATAAAGTTATAGGCAAGACAAGTGCGGGTGATATTGTAGAACTTGCTACGAAAGATGATTTAGATAATGTCATAGCAAACATGGGTGCAGTACGGGTAGAGAATGGGCGTTTGATATTCTCATCAACAACATGAGGTTGAAATGAAGTATATTATCACCCGGTTAATCCGGCACTTAAAAAAAACAAAAGAGAGCAGACACAAGAAAGCAAGAGCCTTATATTATAAGGTTCTTTTGCTTTGTATAGAGGTTTACGGCATGGCGGCACTTGGGATGTCATACTATTTGGCATTTTTGGGAAAAGACGTAGTTCTGGAAGAACTGTCAAAAACCATTGTTAAAACAATAATTTATCCCTTTATTGCATTTACTATTAATCGGACTATTGAAAATTATGCAGAACACAATATTACACAATTTCACAAGCCATTAAGTGAAACACCTATTGAAGAAAGCGAGGAAGCAGACGGATGAATAACGAAATGATAACAGTAATTATCAAGGCACTTGTAGCGGTTTTATCGGTACTTATTACATCAGTAGTTATCCCTTATATCAAGGGTAAGATAGGGGAAAACAAATACAACGAGATCAAGTATTACGTTGAATATGCGGTAAGGTGCGCGGAAATGCTATATACCCCAGAACAGAGAAAAGAAAAGAAAGCCTATGTCAAGGCATACATTTTAAGAAAAGCGTCTGATTTTGGCATTGAGATGACCGAAGAAGATTTAGATATTTTGATTGAAGGACTTGTTCAGGAAGTAAAGTACGGTAGGGAAATAGCATGACAAAGCAGGAGTTCATAGAGCAGATTGCAAAATCGGTTATCAAGTATGCGCCGCAGTTCAATATCAAATGTCATAGCGCGATTATAGGTCAGGCGTGTTGTGAAAGTTCTTATGGTACGTCACCCAAGGGGCAGAGGAACAACTTTTTTGGATTGAAATATCGTGAAGGACGTGTGAATTGCCATAATGGAACGTTTATTGACGGATCGCAAGAACAAAGAACAGACGGACACTATGAAGATATAGTAGACATTTGGTACACGTTTGAAACACTTGATAAAGGTGTGCTTGGGTATTTTCAATTCATAAATACGGTCAATTACGCTTCGGTAAAAGGTGTCACAGATCCCGAACAGTATTTAAAGAACTTGAAAGCCGTAGGGTATGCGTCAAGTCATGATTACGTCAAAACCGTAATGAAATATGTTAATGACAATGGCTTAACAAGATATGATGACGTAAGCACACCCGCGAAATTTAAGGTAGCGGTAGATGCCGGACACGGAAGTAACACATCAGGAAAACGAACGCCGGACGGATATAGGGAGCATTGGATAAACGTGTCTTGTGCGGCATATTGCGAACAAGCCTTAAAGAGATGTGGCATAGACGTACTGCGGGTGGCATGGGATGATAACAATGCCAAAGATGATGAAGACGTAGCACTTTCAGTACGGCAAAAGCTCATAAAGGCAAACAAATGCAATGTATCGGTATCGTTCCATGCAAACGCGGCAGGAGTGAGCGGTTGGAGTGATGCAAGTGGGGTTGAAACTTTAATAAGTAATTCCTATCCTGCGGATTCAAGGAGTTTGGCAAACAAGGTTCAATCCTATTTGGTACAAGGCACACCGCAGAAAAATAGAGGTGTAAAGACACAATCGTTGGCAATGTGTAACTGTAATGCACTTGGCACAAAAGCGGCTATCCTATGCGAGATCGGTTTTATGACAAACAAGGCAGAAGCCGACCTGATGAAAACGGATAAGTTCTGCAAGGAACAAGCCGAAGAGGTAGCACACGGCATATGTGATTACTTGGGTATGAAGTTCATTCCGATTAAAGAGGATTCAGTTATATCGGAAGTGGTAACGCAATCCCAGAACACCCCGATAGGATATCTCGTTAGGATAAACACAGATACTCTAAATGTGCGAAGTGGAGCAGGAACAAATTATCCCGTAGTAACGCAAGTAAAACGCGGGCAGATTTACACTATCGTTGATGAGGTAAACGGTTGGGGCAAACTTCGTAGTGGGTGCGGACATATCAAACTATCCTACACCGTAAAAATCTAGTTGACGTTAGTAGGATTTATTGTTAGTATCAAGGTGTAAAAGTAACAAGACGTGGGTTTTCCGCGTCTTTTTTCGCGCGTAAAAGTGAGGTAGAGAGTATGAAAGCAACACATAGAATGGTTATAGATAGCAAGGTTTACAACGTAGGAGATGACCTTCCTGAATACGGTTCAATCAAGATTATCGGTATCAGGAACGGTGTAGCACAGATTGAGGGTAATTCAGCAGACCTTGCAAAATTGCCTACTTGGGTTAAGCAGGGTTCACAAGTAATTATGCTTGACACGGGTAAGGTATATAAATTTGACGAAACCAACAAGCAAT